TACCCCACTTCAGCCTCTACCATGTATATCTCTAGCAGTTCCGCAGATGACACAGCGGCTGGAACCGGCGCTAGAACAGCCACGGTTTATGGATTGGACGCTGATTTTGAGCAGATAAGCGTAACAGTCTCGTTAAACGGTCAAACCGGGGTCCAGTTAAACGGTGCTCTCAACTGGTATCGCGTCAATCGTATTATTGTAAACACCGCAGGTTCTGGTGGAGCTAATGCGGGCGTTTTGTATGTGGGAACGGAGGCCACTCCCTCCGGCGGCGTTCCCGCAACTAAATATGCCACCGTTGCTATCGGGGATAACCAGACGCTTATGTGTCTTTGGACTGTTCCAGTGGGCTACACGGCTTATCTCCACCAAAAAGATGTTTCAGGGTCTTCTTCTGCGGGCAAATTTGCTATTTTTACGTTGGTCTCACGACCAGATGGTGGGGTCTTCAATGTTAGAGACCGGGTAACTTTAGCCAATAACTCAACCAACATTCCATATTGGAACCCCATTATTTTTACAGAAAAAACAGATATTGAAGTTCGTGCCGTAGCTGATTCCTCCGGTGGCACAATTACTGCCTCTGCTACTCTTGATATTACCTATATTAAGAATGGGGATACCCTCTGATGGCTACCACCAAGGACGTTAAGCGGCTGCCCTCGGGCCGTATCAGCTATCGCGGTGAGACGTTTGCGGGGTTTAACAAGCCCAAGCGCACTCCCGGTAAAAACAAGAAAAGTGCGGTTCTTGCTAAGAAGGGCACCGAGATTAAGCTAGTTCGATTTGGCGATCCAAACATGTCGATCAAAAAAGATCAGCCGGGACGCAAGAAAAACTTCCGCGCTCGTCATTCCTGCGATACCGCCAAAGACAAGTTTAGCGCCCGTTATTGGTCCTGTAAGGCTTGGTGATACGATGTCTGAGCCTGACCTCCAAGAGATTGACAAGAAAGTCACGGTGATCGAAGCCATCCTTCACCGTTTAGAGACAAATCATCTTGCTCACATTGAAAAGGACGTAGCGTCTCTGGACAAGAAGGTTTGGATGATTCTGGGCGGTATCACCCTACAGTTGGCGGCCTTGCTGATAGCAGTCGTGGGTGCCGTTATGGCGTTTTTAGCATGAAGAGCCGCGTTAACCTTGGAGCCGGTGCCTGTAAGCCTGTAAGGATGCGTAAGGGCGGCGTGGTACGCAAGAAAGAGGGCGGCACGATTTGCCCCGAGGGTAAAGCTTGGGCAAAGCGCACCTTTGACAAATACCCGTCAGCCTACGCTAATCTGGCGGCTTCGAAATACTGTAAAGATCCAAACTACGCCAAGTCTTCCAAGAAGCGGAGGAAGAAAAGTGGCTAAAGGTAAACTTCAGGAGTGGCTTGATGAAGACTGGGTTCGGATTGATAGCTCGGGGAATATCGCGGGTGAATGCGGTACTTCTAAAAATAAGAAAAACCCTGACCGATGCCTTCCTCGCAGCAAAGCGCAAAGTCTCAGCAAAGGTGAGCGCAAGTCTACTGCGAGTAAGAAAAAGCGTGAAGGCTCTAAAGGAAAGCAGTTTGTCCGTAATACGAAAGCTGCGACCGTAAAGCGTATGGAGGCTGGCGGTGCTGTTGGGGATCGCCGTTTCCACAAGGGCTGTGGTGCCGTGATGAGCGGTCGCCGCAAGAAGACACGGTATGCGTGATGGAGTTTACGGTCGGGCTTGAGCGGGACATTTGTACGGAAATCCGGGCTTGGTCTGAGCACGCGATTGAAAAAGCCTCTCCTATCTTCAACAATCTGCCGCCTTGTCCTTATGCCCGCAAGAGTTGGGAAGAAGACAAGGTTCTTATCTTGTTCAAGCACGAGTCTGGATACCAGACGCTTTACAAGGTGCTTTCGGAGTTTGAGGACCGGTACGACGTTGTGATGCTGGTAGAAACGGTGTTTCGGGAAGACCCGGATGAGTACCACCAGTACTTGGACGACCTGAACGACGCCATTTCGGAAGGTTTTTTCATTGATCGAGATATGTGGGTTATGGGTTTCCATCCTTCCGACGACCCAGACGAACAGCTTGATAGTGGTACTTTCCATCCCTTGGTAGAGGAAGAGTACGCCATTACCTTTATCCAGAGGCTTTCAAAGCTCCAAGAAGCGGCAGACAAGCTGAAAGAAAAAGGGTACTATGACGGTTATGAAGCAGAAACAAATGCTTCGGATATTTATGCGCGACGAGAACGTCTGTATCGGCGTTTGATAGGAGATTAAAATGGCTATGAAACCAAGTAAGCCCGCAGTCCGGCTCGGCAACGGTGGCCCCGTCAAGAAGATGCGCGGTGGGGGTATGGTTAAGAAGATGCGTGGCGGCGGCATGGTCAAGAAGATGCGTGGCGGCGGCATGGTCAAAAAAGGAAAGTGAACTAGCTGATGGCGGTCTCGGGGAGCACCGACTTCGAACTCGATGTATCTGACTACATCGAAGAAGCCTTTGAGCGCTGTGGCCTTGAAGTTCGTACTGGGTACGATCTCAAGACCGCAAAGCGTTCGCTTAACCTTATGCTGGCCGAGTGGGCTAACCGCGGACTGAACCAGTGGACCATCGCGCAGCGCTCTCAGGCCCTCACTCAGGGCGACGGCGAATACACGATTGGCACGGATGTCATCGACATTTTGTCCGTTGTGGTTCGTCGGGATGGGACGGACTACTCCTTGGACCGTCTTAGCCGGGAAGAGTACCTGACTATTCCGACAAAGACGACTCAGGGTCGCCCGTCACAGTTTTTCTTGGACCGTCAGATCAACCCTAATCTCAAGATTTGGCCGATCCCTGAGAACAGCACGGACGTTCTCTACTATGACGCCCTGACGCGTATGGATGACGCGGACACGTTTACCAATACGCTTGACGTGCCCTTCCGTTTTTACCCGTGCCTTGCAGCCGGGCTGGCTTACTACATCGCTATTAAGCGCTCTCCGCAGCGTGTGCAGCTTTTGAAGGCCGTATACGAGGAAGAGATGGAGCGGGCCATTCAGGAAGACCGGGATCGTGCCTCGTTCACCATTGAACCTGCTTACCAGTATCTTAGGTAGCCGTTATGCCTAAGTTCGCCACAGGAAAAAACTCTTACGCTATCTCGGACCGTTCCGGGCAGCGCTATCGCTATCGGGACATGCGAAAAGAGTGGAACGGCCTGTTGGTGGGCAAGGATGAGTACGAGCCCAAGCATCCGCAATTATACCCGTATCCACCCGTTACGGACCCGCAGGCTTTGAAGAATGCTCGGCCTGATCGTGTAGAACCTATGGATGTGCCGGTCGGTGGGGGCGGTTTTCCCGACCGAGGTGTAGATACGCACCTTGTCTCTAGCGTTGGCTTTGTGACTGTGGTGACGACATGACCTATACCTACTCTGAACTTAAACAAGCTATTCAGGATTACACGGAAAACGACGAAACGACCTTCGTCAACAACCTTGATAATTTCATTCAGAACACGGAGGAGCGCATCCTCAAGGGTGTTCAGCTTACGGTTTTTCGTAAGAACGTATCTGGTAGCGCTACGACGGGTAACCAGTATTTGGCCGCTCCTTCGGACTTTCTTGCGCCGTACTCTATGTCTGTGGTCAACGGGTCAAACAAGGAGTTCCTTCTGTACAAGGATGTAAACTTCTTGCAGTCCTACAACCCCAATTCTGCTTCGACGGGAACGCCTAAGTACTACGGCTATTTCGACGTAGATAACTTTATCTTGGCCCCCACCCCCGATGCGGATTACACCGTAGAGATCCACTATTTGTATCGTCCGGCCAGCCTGACGGCGCAGGGCGACTCCGGAACGACGTGGTTGAGCCAAAACGCTCCGGTTACGATGCTATATGGTAGCCTCGTGGAGGCTTATACCTTTATGAAGGGTGAGCCTGACGTGATCCAGAACTACGCCCAGCAGTTTGTTAACAGCTTGGGTCAGTTGAAGAACTACGGCGAAGCCATCGAAGATACCGATGCGTATCGCACAGGTCTGATTGTCCGGGATAAAGTCTGATGTTTAAGTTCGAGGTAAGTGTCCCAGAAGAACCCATTGTAACGGTGAAAACCACGGAAAACCGAGGTTTTTCCCCGGACGAGGTAGCCGAGAGGTGTGTGGAAAAGCTGATTTCTGTTTCAGATACGGCTCACCCGGCTCTCCGCGACCAAGCTCGCGCCTTTCAACGTCACATGGAGAAGGTTGTAGCTTTCTATATGCGGGAGGCTATCAAGAGTGATAGAACTACAATTTACAACGCTCTGTGTGACGCAGGGCACCCTGATCTTGCTGAAGCTGTAAGGAGGCTCTAATGGCAATCACGCAGGCAATGTGTACGTCGTTTAAGAAAGAACTAATGACGGGCACGCATGACTTCACCACCTCGACGGGCAACACCTTCAAGCTGGCTCTGTATACCAGTTCGGCCACGCTGGGTGCGACCACAACGGCTTATTCCGCGACCAATGAGGCCAGCGGCACCGGGTATAGCGCAGGCGGCGGTACTCTGACTAACGTCACCCCGACGACCAGCGGTACGACCGCGCTGACCGATTTTGCGGATCTGACCTTCTCGTCGGCCACCATCACGGCCAACGGTGCTCTGATCTACAACGATACGGCAGCGGGCGATCCCTCTGTGGTGGTTCTGGCGTTTGGCGGCGATAAGACTTCGACAGCGGGGGACTTTACCATTCAGTTCCCGACCGCCGACGCGAGTAACGCGATTATTCGTATCGCTTAGTTAGGGGCCTGTAGCCGTGGCAAATATAAACGGCTGGGGTCGAGGTACGTGGTCAGAGGGGCCGTGGAGCACCCCGTTACCTGTTGTGGTAACCGGGGTCTCCGCTACCGCTTCTGTAGGTAGCGTAACTGTATCTGCGGGCGCTACTGTCCCAGAAACGGGTCTTTCTGCAACAGGTGCCGTCGGTTCGGTATCCGTCCAGACCGAGCAGATTTTGTCTGTTACAGGTCTTTCTGCAACAGGTGCGGTTGGTTCTGTCTCTGTAACGGCGGATGCGAACACCGCTGTCACGGGTCTTTCTGCAACAGGTGCAGTTGGTTCTGTCTCTGTAACGGCGGATGCGAACACCGCTGTCACGGGTCTT